GGTGACAGGGCGTGGAAGAACAAGCGGATGGTGAAGGCCCTGCGCGATACCCGGTCCCTCCAGGTCATGGAGGTCCTTCTGGGGGATGAACATACCTTTGACTGCTGGGTCTCCTATCAGCTGCCTAATGGGAAGGTGACGGCCATCAAGCCTAAGCTGGTGGCCTGGATTGACGCCAGGAGCCGCATGGTGCTGGGGGATATCATCTGCCGGGATGCCAATGCCCAGATACTGAAGCAATCCCTGATTAAGGTATTGTACGGAACCCCGGGAGGGATGCCGAAATACCTGAACATTGACAACGGAAAGGACTATACCTCCAGGGAACTGACCGGCGTCAGACGTTATCCCACCCGGGAAGAAACAGAACGGTACGCCGGATTTGAGGAGGTAAAAGCGGGATTCTATCACACCATTGGGATAGAGGACTTCCACCGGAGCCGTCCTTATGAGCCATGGAGTAAATCCGAAATAGAGCGTCTGTTTAAGACGGTATGCGATGGATTCTCCCGGTGGTTTAAGAGTTACACGGGTACACTGACAGGAAGCAGGACCAGCGCCAAGATTGACAAGGACATCAAGCGTATGCTTGAACAGGGGAAGCTGCTGACCATGGAGGAGTTTTATGAGAAGTGGAGCCACTACCTGCACAACGTGTATGCGGTGAAGGTCCACAGGGGCCTGAAAAACCAGGGAGAAACATACTGTACCCCACAGGAACTGTTTGACAAAGGGGAACGGTATGAGAAGGCCCTGCCGCCAAAATCCTTTGCCCTGCTGCAGCTGATGAAGTCAGAACGGGCACGGGTATATAACGTGGGAATCCGGAAATTCGGCCAGGTCTATAACCATCCGGAGCTGATTTATTACATGGACAAGCCTGTGGACATCAAGTATGACCCGGAGGACGTGACCCGGCTGCTTGTGTTTGACGCCCAGGACGGCCATATGATTTGTGAGGCCGAGAGCCAGGAACTGTTAAAGATTGCCCACAAGGTCCCACAGGAGGCGCTGGAACGCCACATCCGGCTCCAGAAGCAGCAGATGAAGGATGTGCGTGAGAAGCTGAAGGAAATGAGATGCCCGCTGGATGAACGGATTGCCGGCGCGGCCCAAGCCAACACCATCGTGGGAAGCATGATGATAGAAGGGGAAGGGAACAGCCAGAAGGTCATCACGCTGCCGAAGGAGGAGAGCTACCGGGAACACAGGAAGGCGGCGCGGCAGTCGGAATATATCGCCAGACAGGGCCGCGAAGCGCTGGAGAAACTGCGCAACATGGGTTAAGTCCCAACACATAAACCAATCAAACGGAAAGGAAGGGTATCGTAAATGAAAAGTCTGGCAGAACGTGTGTGCCTCAGATTAAGAATCATAAACATGAACAAGGCGGAGCTGGCCTGGCAGTTTGATAAGGAAGGGATGAAGTGCTCCCGCTCCATGCTGAGCCAGTACTTAAACGGGAAATATCCAAGCAGGCCAGTAAAGCTGGAGGAACGTCTGGAGAGGTGGCTGGAAGAGACAGAGGAACAGGAAGCAGCCTTCCGGCAGGAAAAACCGCAGGTGGCAGATAAGTATGCCCAGCAGATTGCCCGCCAGTTTGCCTCCCAGAAAGAACCGGAGGAAGCGGGAGAGCAGGAGCCGCTACTGGAAGAGGAAGCGCCGCCCCGGATGGGAAGCAAGCCGGATGTGTTCGAATCCGATGATTACATCAACATAGTAGGCATCTGCAACCTGTGCCAGCAACAGCAGGGAAGCGCCATCGTGGTGGGGCGGTCCGGCTACGGTAAGACCTACAGCCTGAAGCAGTACGCCAGGCTGCCCCGTGTCATCTATATCGAGTGCAATGAGTCTATGAGCTGCCGGGACCTGGTGAGGCGGATAGAGAAGCAGCTGTGCCTGCCAAAGCGCTATGGGACCAATGATGAGCGCCTGGAGGAGATATGTGAGTTTTTTAACGTGAACCGGGGATATCTGATGATAGTGGACGAGGCGGACAAGCTCATCAACAAGTACACCATCAAGAAGATTGAGCTGCTGCGCACCATCATGGATTCGGCCGCGGTAGGGATGGTACTGGCCGGGGAGCTGTCCCTGGAGGCCCACCTGGCTGCGTATGATGAACGGTTTGCCAACCGCATGGATTTTGCGTACCGGCTCCATGGCCTGGGAAAAGCCGAGGTAGAGCGCTACCTGGAGGACTGGAGCGTGGAGGAGAGGGCCATGGAGGTGCTGACCAGCCGGGCCAGGAACAGCAAGAACGGCTGTTTCCGGCTGTTTGACCGGACCATGAACAACGTCATCCGTCTGATGCGGGAACGGGAACAGACGACCATCACGGAAACAATCATCAACGAGGCATCCGCCATGATGCTGCTGTAGGGAGGGACGACAGAATGAAACATAAGATGCACGATGGCATGAGAGATGTATACCAGCCCTGGAGCAAGGAGGATGTGGAAAGGATGTATAGGAGAACTGTAGCCGAATACAGGAAACGAATGAATGCACGGGAGGAGGGAAAACGATGAAACGCAAGATACTGACCATCACATACACATGCCCGGAGGACAAGGTGAACCTGGGGGAGGCGGACATCATGGGAACCATCCTCCAGAAGCTCGGGGAGCTGGGAGCCTATGATATAAACCTGAAGGCCAGTTCCGCGGAGGTGCGGGAACCGGCTTCGCCAAAGGTCAGGGAGACGGGACCCCAAATCCCTGCATTCCTACAGGAACGCAGGAGCCGGCCATCCAGGAGGGAAGTGCTCTGCCTGCCAGGAGGAGGGGAAGCCTATGGGAACGGGATATAGGTATACCATCAAGACCCTGTGGGGGTTAGCCAAGTCAAAGGAGCTGGGGCTGACGGAGGAGGAGCTGCACCTGCTGGTGGCCCGTGAGACCGGGAAGGACAGCATCCGTGAGCTGAACCGGTCGGAGCTGTCCCATGTCTGCCATATCCTGCAGAAACAGAAGGACGATATCAAACGGCAGGAGGGGAGGCTGCCGGAACGCAGGGGGAACCCGCAGACCGGACGGCAGCGCCGAAAGATAGGCCAGCTGAAAGAGAAGCTGGGCTGGGAGGAGCGGCAGGTCCGTGCCCTGTGCCACCGGATGTACCGGGTGGACGCAGTGGAATGGCTGACCTATTACCAGTGTCAGGGACTGATTGAGGCCATGAAGGCCATCCTGGAGCGGAAGCCGGAAAAGGAGGATGGTCGGGGATGAAGGATAAGGAAGGTAAGGGGACGTTTGGGTCTGCTATGGCGAGGTTCCTATGTGTGCAGTTGGAAGCCACGGCCATCTACCTGGGGCATCCAGCTACACAGCAACAAAAATCCGATTGGATGGAGTTGGAGTTGGAGGCCCTTCTCCGTGAAAGCCAGCTTGCCAGGGAGGCGGTCCAGCTGAAGCAGACCCTGGAGCTGGGGGAACATGTGCGCCGGGAAATAGAGAAGGAGCAGATGAAGAAGGATACGCAGGAAGGGATGATGAGCTGATGGAAGGACTGATGCAGCTGTTTGACCGGAAATACCAGGAATACCAGGATTATCTGGATGAAAAGTCCTGGGCGGATGCGGCCCTTGCCCAGTCCTACCTCCTGGGGGTCCTGCATTGCATGTGGGCCTTATGGGACCGGAAGGCGGAGGACGCAAAGCAATACCATGAGGAGATAGTGCGCCGAAGCCATAGGATAGAACAGTAAAGAGAGGAGAGCAGAGATGAAACGGACCATTAAGTTACACACAGGAGCGGCCAAGACCGTTGAGGATACCACACATAAGATAATGACAATCCAGGAATGGAGAGAGGAAGGGACAAGACGTTTTGGTGAGGACTACATGGATTGGAAGTTTGAGTGCCCCATGTGCGGACATATTGCATCAATCAGGGATTTTATGGAGGCCGGAGCCAAAGGACCAAACTGTGCCTGTCAGGAGTGCCTTGGAAGATATACGGGAAAGGGGTCCCCGAAGGCGGGAGATGCGTCTGGCTGCAACTGGGCGGCTTATGGACTCTTTGGCATCCCGAATGGGAAGGGGATGATTGTCCTGGATGAGGAAGGAATCGGGACGGAGTGTTTTGCATTTGCAGGACAGGAGGTGTAGTCATGCCAGGGAAACATACGAAGCTCTTTAAACGCATATTCCATGGTGATTTCCGTCCGGCTGACGGAATGGACTATTCCCGCGCATATAAACGCTGGATGAAGGAGAACTATGAAGCTCACCAGAGATTCCGGAAAACATTAAAGAAAGGCCAGCTGGAGGCGTTTGACGAATTAGAGGAAATGGATATTGAGCTATCAGGAAGGGCCCAGGAAGAGAACTACATAGCCGGGATGAAGGCAGGCATCCAGCTCATGGTGGAAGCACTCCGGTAGATGAGACCTGGTTTTGAGGAAAAGGGGAACCGGTATGGCAGGACGAGCAACCTATTTCAGGCTGTATGACCATGGCAAGTACATAGGGCAGTACAGAAACTTTGAGCTTATGGAGCTGCTGGATATCCGCCACCATCAGTTGATTGCCTATTATAGTGACACCGGCAGAGAGTATAAGGCGCGTTATCTGATGGAACGGATAGAGGAACCCATGCGTGGAAGTTGGGCAGCGGAGTGGGACTGCGCCAGGCTGAAGGCCCTGTGGGACGGAACCCGGCTGAAGATTCTGGCAAAGGGGCGGGAGAAACAGCAACAAAGCTGGTTGTGGAAACACAGATAACAGCCGGTATGGGAACCTTGAAACGGTAAGATGGGATTATATGAAAATTAACCTACATTTACGAAGGGAGACATATGAAAGATTTAAAAAGAGCGGTATTGATAACTATCATTTTGGTGTCAGGATTCCTTAGCGGGTGTTCCTCATGGAGCAGGATGGGAAAGTCTATTAGTAGTGACATGAAGGGAGGGCTTAATCGCACGGTTACGCTTTATGATTATAATGGCGAGGAAATTCGGCATTGGTCTGGTAAGTTTGACGTTTCTGAAAGTGAAAATGAGGTGTACTTTGACGACCAGAACGGAAAACGTATTATTATCCATGGGGGTATTATTGTCAATGAAGAAAATTAGGATTTGACGGAGGAAGGGAAGATTATGAGCAGACCTATGGAAGTAATAGAGAGCCACGATTGCAAAGTGCTGGAAAAATATAATGCGGGTTTGAAAAAGCAACAAATCGCTGTCCAACAGCTCAGTGATTTACATTGGTACTGGGTGAGGTGGAGCGAAAAACACGGAAATACAGCGGATGGAATTGCGTATTGTCCGTACTGCGGGCATAAGCTTTAATCCACAAAAACTGACATAAGCAATATTAGGATTTTCCGGTTGAGCCGGAGGAAGGGATAGGCGTATGGAGGAACCATTTGATCAGAAGATGCTACACTTTGCAGTGGCTTTAAGTGATGCATATAAAGAGGATGATGAAAAAGAGGGGCTTGCGCTGGCTCCGCTGGAAATGAAAAAGGATGAGCTGACGGAAGATTTCACAGCAATGATTTATGCACAATGGATGCTGTACAGAAAAGTTACAGGAGATGATATTGACATTTTGGGGTTCACCCATGTTGCAAACCGGCTTGTATTTCAACAGGTCCTGAAAGATAATGGTGTGCTGCAAAACTAACATATGGTTTAGAGAAAGGAAGGAAAAACAGATGGGAACGCTACTGGATGCATTTTCAAAAGAGGACCGGGTGGAGATCACCTTTTCCGATTTTTACCGGCTCATGCGGGAAAGCACATTCGCGGAACTGATGAAAAATGCCGTGAACTGCAACGTGCCGCACCGCTACATAAGGGAGATGGTAACGGGAGTGCCGGAGGAGACCAGCATAAAGCCGGATGGTGAAGGGGGGAAGGAACATGTGGATACTGACACAGAATAAGGAGCGGCTGCTGACTACGGAATCCATGGATGAGATACGCGTTGCACCGCCAGCGCCAGGCAGGATGGATTACGTGCTCCTGCTTAACCGTAAGACGGACCGGAAGGAGCATGCATTAGGGTTTTACCGCAGGAAGGAGCGGGCAAAAGAGGTGCTTCAGGATATTTTGGAGAAACAGTCGGAGTATATCTCCTGCGAGGGAGGGACGAGCCTGATTACGGGACGTCATCAGCCTGCCTTTGTGGCCATCCCTCCCAAAACCTATGTCATGCCGCTGGATGAATAAGGAGGGACGAAGGGATGGAGACAGGAAAGGGAACATCCGTGTATACCGTGAGTAACCACGCAAAGGAGCGTTACGCCGAACGGTGTAAGGACCGGGACAGCCGGCTGGAGATAACCACCTACGTGGCGGAGCACAGCCAGCGGATAGAGGAAGAAATCAACCAGATGCTGCGTTACGGGAAGCGTGTCTATACGGGCCGGACGGAGGGTGGAAAGGACCGGGTGCCCAAGGAAGTGTATGTGAACGGCCTGTGGATACTGCTGGCTAATGCCGAAACCCGCAACGTCATCACCCTGTACCGGGTGGACCTTGGCTGCGGGCCGGACCTGGACAAGCTGTACGTGGAGCGGATGGTCCAGCGCCTGGAGGAAGCAAAAGGACATCTGGATGAAACAAGACGCAAGGTGGAGGAACAGAACCGTGCCTACCAAGCCATCCTGCAGGAGGGAGAAGGGCAGATACAGGAATACCAGGAGCGCATCCGTCTGCTGAAGGAGATGTGCGAAGGGTACCAGGCAGTCATGCGCAGCAGCCGGGCCGGCGTGGCCCGGGCCGCGGACGAGGTGGAAGCGATTGTCAACACGTTAATAGGAAAAAAGAAGTTTTAAGGGAGGGCCTATGGAACCAACACAAGCCCGGATAGAGCTGGTCCGGGAGGACGGGACCATCCGGATGGGTGGGACGGACGTGAGCATGGAGGACATGGCCCGGATGCTGGGGGTGTTCGCCGGCATCGTGGCAGCGGAGGCGGTAAAACGCGGCATGGGTGTGGAGGAAGTCAAGGACGCCATGCTGGATATCTTTCTGGCGGCCACGGCCCGTCTGGATGAGGAGCATGCCCAGGACATCCGGGAGGGACATACCTGGGACATGGGATAAGAAGGAGGAAGCAATGGAATACAAACGCATTACAAGCAAGGGCGGGGTCAACATCCCCGTGAAGCTCAGGCGGTCCATGGGGATTGAGCCCAGGGACGCCATTGAGCTGGAGGTCAATGACAGGAACGAGCTGGTCATCCGGGCCTACCAGGCCCGCTGCATCTACTGCGGAAGTGAGGAAATCCATCTTAAAAAAAATGGCAAAGGGGTCTGCCGTGCCTGCGCAGACCAGCTGGTGGATGAATACGTGAAGCAGAAACGGAAGGAGCTTGCATGATGGATTTGGGAACGGTAAACGATAAGGAGCTGGTGGACCTGGCCGTGGCGGCCATGAAGGTGGCTGAGGATGCCAAGTCCGCCCTGGAGAAATACAAGGCGGAAATCCAGAACCGGGGACTGTCGGTCTTAAAGGACCGGAATAACCAGTACTGCCGTATGTATGGGACGGACGGGAGCTATGCGGCCGTGTCAGAGCCGAAGGAGATAGACATCCTCAACATGCCCCGGTTAAAACAGGCTATCGGTGAGGAGGTGTGCACAGGGCTGGTGACGGAGACCACGAAGACTACCTATACCCTGGATAAAAAGCTGCAGAAGGCCCTGAAGGCCATTGCCGCCAACGATTACACCTTTGAGTATACTTTGGAGGATTACCTGAAGGAGATGAGCGTACCGGTGAGCGCAGGCCAGAGGGAGGTGCTGGCCCGGAGACTGAAGGGGGACTACAAGGAGGATAAGAAGACGCTGCTGTCCGTCCTGGGGTATCTGGGCAAGGGGACCACGGAGGAGGCCGCGGAGGCCGCCTCCCCCAACCTGGACATGGACCTGTACTACATATCAAAGATTAAAAACGCGGAACTGATACAGGCCATCCTGCCGGATGAGGGAATCGACTGGAGCATGGATGAAATCAAGCGGTCTCTTATTGTGACATCTAAGCTGAAACTGGAAATTGCCTATGAAAGGGAGGACAAATGATGAAAGCAGACGAAAAGAGACAGGCCGTGGCCAGGAAGTATGACGAGCTCATCGGAAGGAACCATTACAGCCAGCCGCTGCGGGACTACTGCTACCGGAAACACAGAGATGGGAACTATTACAGCGACTGCTCCAGCTCCATCTGTTACGCATACAAAGAAGCCGGATATGGTTTCGGTATCCTGAACACAGCCGGCATCTACCAGTCCGCGCGGCTGGTGACGGTGGACGTCCCCATCCGGGACGGCCAGGTGCAGGACATCGGCCAGCTGCGGGTAGGTGACATGCTGGAGTTTGCCGGGACGGACGAGAGCCGGCCGCAGACCATCGGACATGTGGAGATGGTGCATACGCTGAACGGGAAGGATACCATCATCTGCGGACACGGAAGCGGCCGCCCATCCTATAAGGACATGATAGCCTATTGCCGGCAGCGCCAGAATACCAAAGCCTCCACCAAACGCGGGAACAAGGGTTTGGTGTGTGTCCGTCGCTATCTGCTGGATGACGTGGCCTTGGAGGAGCCGGTCAGGAAATCGGGCTGGCAGGAAGAGGACGGCGTCTGGCGGTTTTACCTGGGGGATACGGGACAATGTGTTCGTAACGCCTGGTACCTGGATGTGGACGGCCGCTGGTACTGGTTTGACGGGGCCGGCCGCATGGTCAGGGACACCTGGTACCAGTACCAGGGAAGCTGGTACTACCTGGGAACCGATGGTGCCATGGTAAAGGGGCAGCAGACCATAGACGGGAAATGGTATCTGATGGACGGAGCCGGAGCCATGGTCACGGAGCCGGTCACACTGACCCCGGACCAGGACGGCGCACTTAAGTGGGAAGGCCTGGCGGAATAAGAGGAGGGGATATGGATGCGCAGGGAGCTGATGGAGGAGCTGGAAGCGGATACCACTCTGGAGGATATCGCGGAGCCGTACCGCCTGGTGGTGGAAATGATAGGTTTGAAGAACGTGCTGAAGCTGTCTCAGTATTTCATGGGGGACAAGATATACCTGCCCAAGGCGGAGCGCATCCTGGCCCCGGCGCGGAACCGCCGGATACGGCGGGAGTACAACGGAAGGAACGCCAAGGAGCTGGCCAAGGAATACGACCTGACCACCAACCAGATATTACAGATTGTGCGGGACCTGGACCCAACCCAGATCAGCTTATTTGAGTTCCTGGATGAAGAATCCGGAAAGGCCCAAAAAAGATAAGTTGTCCAAAATGCTTGGGCTAACAATATGTTTCCAGATGGATTATCCTATGGACATGACGAAAGTCATGTCCTGTTTTTTTTGTCCCAGGACAGACAGAACGAGCGAGGAGGAATGGGAAATGGAGAACGTATTACAGACCTTGGCGGGGCAGTATACCCAGCAGCTGGCCCTCATGATGGCGGCCATTGCGGTGGCGGCCTTTACGGTCAGCGTCATCACGGAGGTAACCAAGGAAATCGGCTTTTTGGGAAGGATACCCACGGCCGTGCAGGTGATTGTGCTGTCGGTTGTCCTCTGTCAGCTGGTCTATTGGTGGTATGTGACCAGCACGAAGGCCGCGGCCGTGTGGTGGGGCCCGGTCTTGGCCCTGGTAGTGGCTTTTTATGTGGCCTTCCTGGCCATGTACGGCTGGGAGAAGCTGGCGCAGCTGTGGGCAAGATACAAACATCCGGGAGGAAGCGCATGAACGATGCAGTCACAATCGGCATGGCAGCCACTGCGGTGGGAACGGTCCTCTGGTTCCTGGTAAAAATGATGATTGATGACTTCAAGCAGTCCGTAAGCGGTGTCGGGAGCAAGCTGGACAGCACCATTGCCAGGTTTGACGAGAGGGTTACCAAGCTGGAGGACAAGCAGGAGGCAGACATCAAGGCAGTGCAGAAGGAACTGAGCTCCATCAAGGGGGATTTTGCTACGACCTTTGTGCTGCGGGAGGATTTTTTCCGGAGCATGAACGGGGTGGAGGACAAGATGCGGTCCATGGACGGCAAGCTGGACCGGTTACTGGTAAGACAGGGAGGCAAAGCGGATGGATGATAGGGAGCTGGCTGAAATCCAGCACAACAAGGCAGTCAGGGGCTATATCATACGGTCCCTGGTAAAAGGATATAACAACACGGCGCTGACCAGGCAGCTGTCCAACTCCATGATAGCGGCGGGATTAATCGTATCCCCGGACATCACCAAATACCTGGACTACCTGAGGGACGCTGGATACATTGAGTTCACGAACCTGAAGGTGACCGCCTACAACGCATACGCCAAGGACGCCGTGATACGGCTGACCAAGGCCGGTGTGGACCTGGCGGAGGGCACTATAGAGGACGCGGGAGTGGATGTCTGATGGGAAGGACGAGGAAGAAGAACCGCATATCCTCCAAGATTGACGAACTGCCGTCTGAAATCAAAGGACAGGTAGACGTGATGCTTTCCGATACATCCAACAGCTACCAGGACGTCAGCGGCTGGCTGAAGGAAAAGGGCTATGAAATCAGCAAAAGCAGCGTGGGGCGGTATGCAGTCCGGAGCAATACGGCTGCACAGCGCTTACTGGAGGCTCAGTCCCGGACCGAGGCCCTGGTAAACGTGGTCCGGAAGAACCCGGATGCGGATTATACCGAGGCGGGCCTGATGCTGATGATGGACGGACTGATTAACCGCCTGGCAACAGCGGAGGATGAGTTTGACTACCTGCCGTTAGACAAGGCAGGCCGTCTGATTGCATCCTTAAGCCGGACCAAGGCCTATAAAGATAAGGTCCGCCAGGACATGAAGGATAAGGCGGACCTGGCCTTTCAGGAAATGGAGGAGGAAATCATGAAGACCATCAAGTCAGATCCGGAGCTGAAGGTGAGACTGAAGGAAATCCTGACCCGTGCAAAGGAGCTGATGCTGCATGATTGATATCAACGAATACCTGGAGCGCCTGGACGAAGAGGAAGGCCGGGAGGAACAGGAACGGGAAGCCTATCAGCGGGAGCTGTTTGAGGCGTATGTCCTGCGCCGGACGGATCATGAGCCGGAGCGCCGGGAGCTGATGCGGATGTACCGGGACGGGCATCCCCTGACGGGTCCGAGAGGGCTCAGGAAGCGCCTGGCGGCCATTGACCTGGGATACTTTGGCCGGGCCTATTTAAAACACTACTTTGTCCGCAAATCCCCGGCCTTCCATGAGGAGCTGGACGCGGTCTGGACCGGAGGTGTGCTGAAGGGGCGCAATCCATACCAGGAAGCGGCCGTTATCTCACGGCTGGACGGAAGCCGGAACGTGGTGGCAGCCCCGAGAGGCCATGCAAAGTCCACCAACTTTACATTTAAGGATTCCCTGCACGCGGCCCTGTACCGGTACAAGCATTACATCATCATCCTGTCCGATTCGTCCGACCAGGCCGAAGGGTTCTTAACGGATATTAAGACAGAGCTGGAGGAAAACCGGGACATCCAGGAGGACTTCGGCCGGCAGCAGGGAAAGGTGTGGAAGGGGAATGTCATCCTGACGGCCCAGGACATCAAGATTGAGGCCATCGGTTCCGGGAAGAAGATACGAGGCCGCCGGCACCGGGCCTGGAGGCCGGACCTGATTGTCCTGGACGATGTGGAGAATGACGAGAACGTCAACACGGCGGAGCAGCGCCGGAAGTTGGAATCCTGGTTCAAGAAGGCGGTATCCAAGGCCGGGGATACCTATACGGATATCATGTACATCGGCACGGTACTCCATTACGATTCCCTGCTCAGCGGAGTACTGAAGAATCCAGAGTATGATTCCCGAACCTATCAGGCCGTGCTGTCCTTTGCAAAGCGGGAGGACTTGTGGGAGCGCTGGACAGAGATTTATACCAACCTGTTTGATGATAAGCATAAAGAGCACGCCCGGGAATTTTACGAGGCAAACGAGGCAGATATGCTGACAGGAACCCAGGTCCTGTGGCCGGAGAAGATGGATTATTACAAACTGATGGTCATCCGCGTTTCAGACGGGGAGGCGGCCTTTAACAGCGAACTGCAGAACAACCCCATCGACCCGGACAATGCGGCTTTTAACCCAGAGTGGTTTGATTACTACGAGGAGGAGCTGGTGGACTTTACGGACAGCCGCTACCTCTTTGTTGGTTCTAATGACCCGTCCCTGGGGAAAAACAAAAAGGCGGACACGTCCTCCATCATCAACCTGGCCCTGGACCAGTATACCGGATACATGTATGTGGAGGCGGCCAGCGTGGAACGCAGGAAGCCGGACGTCATTATCCAGGACGTGTTTGAGATGAACCGCAGACTGAAACGGGACTATCACAGGGGCTTTTATCGTTTTGGGGTAGAGACGGTGCAGTTCCAATACTTTTTTAAAGAAGTTATGGCTCAGCTGTCGGTGGAGCTGGGAGAGTATATCCCTATTGAGGAAATCCAGTCCATCGCCAACAAGATGCTCCGCATCCAGTCCCTGCAGCCCTACATTAAAAACGGGTATATCAAGTTTAACCGGAAGCATAAGACACTGCTTAAGCAGCTGGAGGAGTTCCCGATGGGCAGAAATGATGACGCTCCGGACGGCCTTCAGATGGCCGTGGCCCTGGCGGTAGCGGTGAAGTCCATGGCGAAGAAGACAGACTATAAGTCCGTGTTAAGGCGGGCCATGCGGTTTGGGGAGGGAGCATACTGATGGCAAAGAAAAGCAAGAAGAGATTCTCACCGGAAATGGCAAAAAGCGGCAGACCCATCATGGCAGCCGTTGCCATCCGTGACGTGAACGATAAATTCAGCAGCTACCCGTCTGACGGCCTGACACCGGTAAAGCTGGCCCGGATATTCAAGGAGGCGGACGCCGGGGACCCCTTCCGGCAGATGGAGCTGTTCGAGGAGATGGAAAGCAAGGACACCCATCTGTTCTCCCAGCTGCAGACCCGCAAACTTGCGGTGACGGGCCTGGACTGGGAGGTACAGCCCTTTTCACAGGATGAAACAGACCAGGAGATAGCGGCTTTTGTGGAGGAACAGCTGAAGGAGCTGGACGGATTCAGCGACAACCTCATGGACATCCTGGATGCCATCGGAAAGGGCATCAGTTTCCAGGAAATTGAGTGGGAATACAGGGACGGCCACGTGGTGGTGGGAAATATTGAGTACGTCCACCAGAAAAAGTTTTATTATGACACCCTGACCGATGCGCTCATGCTCCGGACGGAGGCGTTCCCGGGAGGGATACCCCTTCCGGAAAACAAGTTCATCGTCCACCGGTACAAGGCGCGTTCCGGCCACCCTTCCCGGTATGGCGTTCTGCGGGTGGTGGCCTGGATGTACCTGTTTAAAAACTATGACCTGAAGGACTGGGTCAGTTTCTGTGAGGTCTACGGGATGCCCCTGCGGCTTGGCACCTATGACGCAACGGCCAGTGAAAAGGATAAAGCGGCCCTGATGGATGCCATTGTAAGGATGGGGACGGACGCGGCCGGGATTGTGCCGTCCGGGACCGATATCAAATTCATTGAATCGAACAAACAATCCAGTGTGGACATCTATGAACGGCTGGCCCGGTTCTGTGATGAACAGATGAGCAAGGCCATTGTGGGTCAGACACTGACATCGGATTCCGGCGGTTCCTACGCTCAGTCCAAGACCCATAACGATGTGAGGCAGGACCTGACGGAGGCGGACTGCAAGGCGGTAATGGAGACGGTGCGCCGGGACCTTATCCGACCGCTGGTGGAGTTCAACTTCGGCGTCCAGGCTCATGTACCATATTTCATACTGAATGCCACCGATACGGATGACCTGAAGGAAACCGCGGAAATCGTGAACACCCTGGCGGCCGCCGGTCTGGAAATCCCCAAGAGCTGGCTGTACAAGAAATTCAACATCCCGGCCCCGGAAGACGGGGAGGAAACCATCGGACCGTCCCCGGCCGTCTCCGGGATGGCGGGTACGGGGCAGCCTGGCATGTTCCGGGGGCTCAAGCTGAAGGCCGATGGAAAGGAAGCAGACGGCCAGCAGGTGTTAGACCGCCTGGAGGCGGCGGCCGTGGAGCAGTCCAGTGCCTTTTTCCGGCAGATGATGTCACCGGTCCTGGAGCTGGTGGAGCACTGCGACAGCCTGGAAGGCCTGCAGGAGCAGCTGAAGGACGAGGAGGCCCTGCGGCAG